CATGTCAACGACCTGACATTCTTCACTGCTAAAAGCAGCGCCGCGACGGTCGGCCTTACCCTTGATTATGACGCCCAGGTGTTCGTGTCGGGCTCTACGGCCGGTCAGGAGCGCACCACGCTGGATCGCGTGCAGTCACGTTTTCTGGTCGACAACTGCGTCTTCACGGGCGTTTCTGGTGGCTTGAGCGGCTGGAAAACCGGTGTCGACATGATCGCCGGACTCAACGGCTCGATCACCCGCTGCAATTTCGTCGGCTGGATCGAGGGAAATGTCGCAGGTAAGGGTGCCAACTACCCAGGCAGCGATGTCGCCATGAACTTCCGGGGGCGTGGCAACAGCTATCAGAATGGGCACCCTGTCAGCCTGCACGTCAAGAACAACATCGTCTACTTTTATATCACCGGCGCCAACTTCGATCAGTGTGAAGGTGCATACGTCGATGGCAACGTGCTGGTTGCCTGCGGCATTCCTGTCAATTTCACCGGCCCGACTTCCTCGCCGTTTGCCGCCAATCCATATCTCGTGGTCACCAACAACGATACATCATTCTTCACTGTTGGCGTGTTCGCAACGGATGCAGCCGATGTGCGTATCAGCGACAACGAAATCATCGCGCGTGCCGAAGCTTCAGCCGCTGCAATCTATGGTGTGCTGCTACGCTCGACAAATGCCGTGACTCAGGATGGAAGCGTTTTTGCCAATTCGTTCGTAAATTCCGCAACACGTCCTATGATCGGTATTCGCACTGAAGGAACTCGCCGCATCACCATAGGTTCGAACAGCTTTCGCAATCCGGTAACCGGCATCGAGATTGGTGCGAACGGCGCCGGTGTGGCCTCGCAAGAATGTGTTGTCGATATGCAGAACACCTTCGCAAATGTGACGACACGCTATACCGTAACAAGCGCTGTCGGCAATTTCATTGGCGCGGAGGTCAGTGCTGCATCAAAGGGCCATCTTGACCTGCCGAACGGCATTCAAATAAGATTTGGCAGTACGCTTGTCGGAACATCAGCAGCCAATACCACCGTAACATGGTCTCGTGCTTTCAACTCTAATGCGTTCAGTTGCGTCATCTCCAATGGCGATCTGTCGCTGGTATCCGCTGACCGTACTTTCGCCGTCGCATCGTTCAACACCAGCGGATTCACCTTCAATATCGAACCGCAGGTTCCTGACAACACGACGACACGAGTCAATTTCGTAGCGTTTGGAAACTGAATGCCAAGCCTTCTCCATCCTACTCTGCGAGACATTTCGCCACAGCTGGACGCCGACAAGCTCAAGAACACCGGCAGGCAGGTGCAAGAGGAATTCACACCAGATGCCGAGAGCTGCTCAGAATGGCGGGAGATGCATGCGAAATGGATCGAAATCTACTTTCAGCGCGACAAGACAGAGAAGCCATTCGAGGGGGCCAGCGACGATAGTCTGCCGATCCTCGCCGAGGCGTGCGACCAGTTTCACGCCCGTGCGTCCAAGGCAATGTTCCCGGCGCGCGGCCGCAAGATGATCCGCTGTGTCCCGACTGGTGCCGTGGATCCAATGTCGCTCGAGCGCGCGCAGCGTGTCGAGAAGTACCTGCAGTGGCAGCTACTGGATCGGGGCTCGGACTACCGCCAGGCCAAGGATGCCATGTTGATGGCGCTGCCGCTGCATGGGTGCATGTTCTCCAAAGTATTCATGGACCCGGTGACCGGGCGGCTTGCGGTGCGCAATGTTCGGGCGACCGACCTCATCATCCCCTACGGCACCGGCCCGCGCATGCTCGACGATATCGGCCGCAAGACGGAGATTCAGTGGGTTCCGCGCCATCACGCCAACAAGCTGACATCGACGGGGTATTTCAACCAGCCGCTGATGCCATGGTCGAGCCGTGGCAGCGTCGCCGGCAAGAACCCCGCCGATGACGTGATCGACACGATCATGGGCTTCCAGGAAGGCCACAGAGACGCGTCGGACTACTGCCTGGTGCTCGAGCAGCACCGCTGGCTCGACCTCGATGAGGATGGCGTGGAAGAGCCCTACATCGTTTGGCTGGACGCCATCAACCAGGAAATCGTGCGCGTTCAGATACGCTACGAGACGGACGAGGCCGGCGTCCCGGCCGATGACAAGAACCCGATGGAGTTTTACACGCAGTTCAATTTCGTCCCGAACCCGGATGGCATTTACGGCATCGGCCACGGGTTGAAAATCGGAGCTGTCAACCATGCTATCAATCGTCTTCTCCGCATCAATCTTGATAGCGCTATGTTGGCTGCGATCGGCAATGCTTCGGGGATCATCAACAAAACCATCGGCATCAAAAAGGGCGAGATTCAGCTCAAGCTTGGCAAGTTCATCACCACCGAAACTCCCGTAGAGGATATTCGTACACAGATCATGCCGTTCAGCTTTCCTGGTCCGAACGCTGCCGGCATCAATCTCATGGAGCTGCTGTCCAGCCGCGCCGATCGTCTCGCCATGGTCACCGAGGCGCTGACCGGACAAACGGAGGCGGTTATGCAGCCGACCACCGTGCTGGCGCTGCTCGAGCAGAGCAACATTGTCTTCTCGGCGGTATTCGAGCGGGTGCTGGTCAGCTGGGAGAGTGAGCTGCAGAAGGTCTATCGCACGAACCGCATGTATATGAACGACAACGAATATTTTGTGATCATTGATGCAAATGAGCCAATGTTTCAGGAGATCGCCGCGGCCGATTTCCAAGAAAACTTCCAGATCAAGGCGCTGGCCGATCCGGACCAGCTGACGTTGAAAGAGAAGCTGGCCAAGGCTCAGGCGAGCTATCAGGTGCTGTCGACAAGTCCTGTCATGGCCATGAGTCCACCGCACATGCGCAACGCGATTGTGCGCTACCTCGAGGCGCTGGACGTCGAGAACATCGACGAGCTTGTGCCGACGGTCGAGATGGTGCTGCAGCTCATGCAGCTGCAGTCCCAGCAACAGACGACGCAGGCGGTGAATGCCGGCCTCGAGAAGGCAGCTATGGGCGCGGTGCAGGCGATCGCCACCAAGGCGGCCAGCATGGCGTTGACCGATGCGGCGATCGCCGCTGGGGTGATCGAGCCACCGGCGAGCGCGCAAAAAGGCAATGGATCGAAGGCAGCATCATGAGACTCGTTGCGCCCAAATCCATAAGCAACAAATTCCTGCGTTGCGACGGCTATCAGCGCGGCAGCTTCGAGACGTGCGTCAATGTGTGTCGCGAAGGGGGTCGCCTCGGGGGAACTGTCATCGATGTCGGAGCGCATGTCGGAACATGGTCGGTGCGTTTCGTTCCGTTCTTTACGAAGATCGTTGCAATCGAAGCGGACAGAACATTCCTGCCGTTCCTTGCTGAAAACGTACCCGTAGCCACAATCATCAACGCACGCTTGGGCATCGACAGCCGTCTTGACGACATTGCCATGATGTATGGAAGGGTCGATCTCATCAAAATAGACATTGATGGGCCAAACTCATCTGTTATAGAGGGCGCGAGGTGGTTGCTGGACAGAGACGATCCAATGCTCTGTATTGAGATGGTCTCTAACGAGTTTTTTGACGACGAAGCCTTGGAGCTTTTGCATTCGATGCATTATTTTTCGCACGCTCATTTCGGGAAGGATTTCATATTCGTGAGAAACTTTAAACCTGCATCGGTGCCGATTATGGTAGAGGAACACAACAATGCGCACCACCCATCGCCGCACCTGGCATCGTGAGCGCTGGCTGATCGTCGACGAGCGCACAGGGGCCACGCACTACGCCGACGAGATGGTGCGCGAGCCTGACACGGGATTGATCGTCCACCGCGATAGCGTCGACATCAAGCACCCGCAACTGCGCGTTCGGCCGAAGTACAAGGACCCAGCGCCGGTCACGCCGACGATCCCGGCGCCGTGGACGGCTGATCCGCTCGGCATCAACTATGCGAACGACATCACCAATCTAATTGGCAACACTGGCATTCAGGATTGTGTGCCGGCGCCGGCCGAAGATATTTTCGGCACCGGTGTGAACAAGATGGTGATCGAGGGCTGCGATCAATTCGCGCGCTTTGTCGTCGACGCCAAGGATACGATCTACAGTCGGACATTCGGGCCGACCGTCTTTCCGTGATAAACGGCCGTTTTCTCTGAAACGGCCAAAGTCACACCACTATTGGAGCAGCAGGTGTCGCCTCACGCTTGTCCCTTACCGGGGGCGTGGCGCCCCAGGGGCGCGGCAGAGTAAATTTTTCCACTTCTTGCCGATCCGGTCAATGCTGTACGGTTCCAGTAGCCGCACATCCGTCGGTTCCCATGGTCCAGCCAAAGCTTCCCGCCAGTCCGTCACGGTCACGCCGAATTGCACATATGCCGGCATGTTCGATGCGATCACCGGCACGCCCGCCGCGATCGCTGTGGTTGCCCGGTTATGGGACTTGGCGCGTGTATATGGCGTGTCGACGACCGGAATGATGACGGCGTGATGCTGGCGAAGCATGCATCCGAATGTCTTGGCGTTCCATTCCTCATAATATGCTGGAATCTTCAGCTGATCTCCGACGATCCTAAATAGCTCTATGGAATTCGAACAGATCGTCAGCGTCAGATCATCGAAGCTGTTCAGCTCGTCCTTGATGGACAGGATATCTCGCATTCCTCCCGCCGCATGATGCTTGTTGCCCCAGCAGCCGAACCACAGGAGATGCCGTTTGTCTTCCTGCCACCACTGGCCGCGCCATTTGCCGTTAATCCACGAAACCCGGTCGATGCAGTCCGGTATGCACACGACGTTTTCATTGTGAAGTCTGAGGCGCTGCGCCAACACCGGCGTTCCGGCAACGATGACGCTCGCCTCTCGACAAGCGCTCACGTGCTTTTCCGACCACGTGTAGTCGTCCGAGACATCGAAGATTATCTTCTTTCCGGTGCCCGCCAGAGCGGCCACCATCTCGGGACGCTTGAACACGACGGCGGTATCAGCACGAGCGTCATGCCACGATATGGGAACACTTCCTGATTCCTCGAGCCATCCTCCTATGCTCAGCGCACGGATGCGGCTCGAAGCGTGACTTTGGTCATACGATGCGGGAAAAAACGCGACGGTCATTGACTCTCTTCTCATGTTGAGCATATTGCGTAAACGTGTCGGCAACGGTAGTCGGCACAAGAGCTGTGCCATGAGGAGCGCAGGTCATTCCACGCATCATACCATACATCACCGATCATCAGCATAGTCGCATCGTCATTGGTGCCGCTGCCGAAGGTCTGCGCGCCGAGCCCCGCATTGCCGCTTCATCAGCGTGGGTTCCTGAACCGTCGCTCGTCTATGGCATCTTGAGAGGGTGCCAGGATATCATCAGGAAATGTCGGGCCGTCGGAATTGATTGGTGGCACATCGATCTAGGCTACTTCGGACGTGGCCACTATGATGGATATTACCGCCTGAGTCGCAATGGACTTTGGCCGTCTAGTATAGTTTACCCTAAATGCGAAAGAGAGCTCCCAAAGCTTGAACCATGGAAAGCTGGAAATGGGCCAATCGTTATTTGCCCGCCAACTGCAAATTTTGCCGTTAATCACCCCTATGAGAAGCTGGACGAATATGACTGGACAGATAGTGTTAGGCGCGCCATTGCCAAACTAACCGATCGGCCGACATATGTGCGTGATAAGAAATCACACGAAGGGACTGCCCTTGGCGACCCGTGGTGTGTTGTTGTTCATTCATCGAACATCGCTATGGAAGCGATGATGGCTGGAACACCAGCGATTGCGCTTGGTGATTGTCTGGTTAAGGACTTTGGTCCGAATTTAGAAAACATCGAACATCCCCAAATTCTGCGTGGTGTGGATCGTGAGTTACTTTTCTCTATCGCCGCTCATGCGCAATTTACGCTTGACGAGTTCCGCAGTGGATATGCCTTCGAGCTTTCGCGGGAGTTGCAGGGATGAAGCACGATAAGCATTCACCATGGGCCCTCGATTTCGATGATCACCGCACGTCGCTGATCGAGCGGGTGTTGGTTTATCTCGGCATTGCCTGCATGCTCATCAGCACCGTGTCAGAAGTGATTCAGGGAATCCAAGCATGGCAGATAATAAGATGATGCATCGTGGAAAAGTCGAAATCACATTTTCTCGGCTTGCCCAAATTCTCGGGTTGCCAAGTGATGTTGAAATAGTGCGTGTTGATGAGTGCGATAGCGGTATCGTTCAAGTGACAGTACGTGGTGTCGGATACGAGGTGCATGAAGGTAGTATGATGCCTGTAGCTGGTAAATATATCGGGATTGACTGGAAATAATGATGGCATCACACCATCAGAAGTATGTACAGGGATTCTAGGCGTAGCAGACACCGCAATGATACAGCCAATCTTTAAAGAGCTTACTCTAGAGGTCATTGAGCTTGCCAAAGAACTTTCAGAAGAAACCGGTCTTGAATTAGTTGAGGTTTTTACTGCCATGGGCACATCATCTGCACTAAGTATGATGATAAGGTCGAGAGAAAAGTCTAACTAGATGTCGTTGACTGCATGGATCGGATGGACTGGCGAGAGCGCCCTCGCATATGAGGTCTGTAAGGCGTCGCTGCTCGCCAATGCTAGTATCGATGTTGACGTGCGTCCGCTGCGACATTGGGAGTTGCGCAACGCTAAGATTTACCGCCGGCCGTACACCGTTACTGGCGAAGGGCAGCGTATCGACGGTGTGGACAACACGCCATTTTCAACAGATTTCTCGTTCACCAGATTTCTGGTGCCGGCGCTTGAAGACTTTGCAAACAAGTGGGTTTTATATTGCGACAACGACATGCTGTGGCTGGACGATGTAGCCAAGCTGCTTGATGATGTTTCATGGCACAAGCACACATGGGCCATGGCATGTGTCAAGCATGACCATGCTCCGCCGGCCAACAAGAAAATGGTCGGCTATGTGCAGACCAGTTACCGCCGTAAGAATTGGTCGTCGCTGATGATGATGAATCCTCAGAAGTGCGCTTATCTGAGCGTCGATAAGGTCAATGAGGCAACAGGATCATGGTTGCACGGGCTGGAATTTGTCGAGGATCACCAGATCGGGACACTCGATCCGCGCTGGAATGTTCTCTATGGGGTACAGCATCATCCGGACCCAGCGGTAGTGCATTTCACGAACGGCACGCCGGATATGCCATTTGCGATGCTCAACGGAAGCCCGTACGAACGGATATGGCGCACATGCGCGGGCCGGGTGGCATGAGGGTCGTCTCGACATTTCCGCTGGCGCACGCCGAAATCTACGGCGAGGATTTCCTCATTGATTGCGCGCGTTTCGATGTGCCGTTGACGCTCGTTCACTATGAGCCATTCGGCGCTGTTCTCGATCTCGGAGAGGTGCGGATCGACTCGACAGACGATCGCGAAGTTCGAGGGTTTCTGTGCGACTGTGATCGCAACTTTCCACCAAACGAAAGCTATCGTTTCCAGGCTGCGCGTTTTTGCTTCAAGGCATTTGCCATGACGCGCCCGGACATTCGCGATGTGGATTGGCTGGTGTGGATCGATGCCGATGTGCGTATGCACGATGATCCAGATTGGCGGGAGTTACTGAATCACCGAGCTGATGTCTGTTATCTCGGTCGAAGCGAATGGGATCATTCTGAAACCGGATTTCTCGCCTTTAACATGCGCCGCCGGGGCGCCGAGGCGCTTGATGCCATCCGATCTATGTATACGAGTCGCAATATTTTCTCACAGCAGCAATGGCATGATGCATGGATTTTCGATCTGGTGCGAGAACGTCTGAAACTCAAATGTCACAACCTATCGCCCGAAGCCAAGGGCTTGGACGCATGGGAAGCATCACCGCTTGCTTTATGGAGCAAGCATCTAAAGGGCAATCGCAAATTCACGGAGTCGGAATGCCAAAGCTTCTCATCGAAATAGGCGCGTTCGGCGGACTGGGATTCCTGGTCTTTATCGCACTGAATCTATTAACATGGGCCATATAGAATGCGCACCGAACATCTAGACGATCTGATTAAGTTGCATAAGCCGCGTATCATCACCGAAATCGGTGTGGCGAGATGCACAACCGCGTTGCGCATGATCGATTGCGCGTTCAAAGAACAAGACGAGATCACGTACTATGGCTTCGATCTGTTCGAGGATTTGGACGATGCCAGGATCAAGGCCGAGTTTCAGGGAAAGAAGCCGTTGTCTTTCGACCAGGCTTGCAAGCTGTTTACCGATGCGACTACGCGTTATGCTGAGCATGGCAAAACGCTTCATTGGAATCTGCAGCGAGGCTCAACGACACAAACGTTACTTCATTGCCAGAAAGAGGCGCTGACCGCTGATCTTGTCTACCTGGACGGAGGGCATTCGGTCGAGACCATCAAACATGATCTGCGAGCATTGAAGGGCTCAAAGGTCATTCTGCTGGATGACTTCTACCACGACCGGGAACCAGATTTCACTCAGCGCTGGGGTTGCAACGCTGTGGTGCAGGAGCTGTATCCCGGCGATTTTGCATTCATGCCAGTTATCGACCGCATGCCGGGAGCTGATGGCCATCCGATCGACATTGGGCAGGTGGTGGTGCCGCGCAGCGCTTGGCCACTGGCGCGCCTCATGGCGCCGCTGACGGTCATTCGCCAGAGCAAGCCGAAGACGGCATTCATCTATGCCGACCCGGTTTCGACACGCTATCTCAGCCGCGAGATCATCGCGCATGGCGGCACCGTGACGGAAGAATTCGCGCGTACCGACATCGATTTCTCCTATGTCGATTGTGTCTGCGGCGATCAGTATATGGATCGCGACGAAGCCATCGATGCATGGGAGAAAATCAAGCACGTCCCGGTGAAGGTATTCGGAGGCCTGGTGCTGGATGATGCCGTTCATGATGGTGCCGGCCATATCCTGCATGCTGATCCCACCATCAATCGCATGACGATTTCTGGTCTGGACAAGCTCGATGGTCGCGAAGTCGGTTGCTTCGTCTCGCCGAAGGCTGCATGGCAACAGAAGGCGCGCATTCACGTCGCCACGCGCAACTGCGTCGACAACGAAGTCATCATCGCCAATATTCGCGCCAATGCGCCACGGATTCATCGCTGGATTGAAACATGCCGGCCGCATGATGGCAAAATCCTGTTCGTTTCGGCAGGGCCAAGCCTCAAGGGGTTGCTGCCGGAAATCCGCGAACGGTCCACCGATGCCAAGATCGTCTGCGTCAAACATGCGCACGATCCCCTGATAGAGGCCGGCATCATTCCGTGGGGCTGCGTGCTGCTCGATCCACGCGATCACGTCAAACAGTTCGTCCAGAACCCACATCCCCGGACGATCTACTTCACCGCGTCAATGGTTTCTCATACCACGGTGGATATCCTGCTCGAGAAGCGGGCGCGGATTGTCGGTTATCACGCGCTGGTTGGCGCTGGTGAGGATAAGGTGCTCCCGAAGGGCACCATGTTCATGGTGGGTGGCACGTCCGCTGCCGTGCGCGGGCTGCCGCTATTCTTGACGCTCGGCTTTAGGGATTTCACCCTATATGCCTATGACAGCTGCTTCGATGAACGCCCAGCAAATATCGGCGAAAAGACCAAGCTTGGTTATGACCGATATGTCAAAGTCGAGATTGGCGGCAAGAAGTTCTGGACAGAACTCGAACTCGTAGCCCAAGCTCAGGATTTCAAAGAGTTCATGACGATTTTAAGTCAGACGGAAATGACATCATCAGTAAAGCTTGATGTGCGTGGTGGTGGTATCTGTAAGCACCTGTTCGACTTAATGCGTCCAATCCGTCCGTCATTCGAGGACCTTGCCAGGATTTTCTAGCAGCGTCATGCTTGAATATGAGGAGCTGGATTCTCTTCTATCCCAAATATACATAGACGCAAGCGGTGGCGTAGACGAGTTCGAGCGTCAAAGAGATATAGCTGCTCTTCTTGGTCTATATACACCGCAAGACAGGCAAATTCTCTTTCACGACTCCATCTGCAGGCAGATTATCTATGGCGGCGCTGCCGGCGGCGGTAAGTCTCACGCATGCCGCTGGGACCTTATTCGCCTAGCGCTGCGTAATCCCGGTTTCCAAGGCTATCTCTTCCGCCGCACGCGCAAGATGCTGCTGGGCACGCACATACGGCCGCTCAAGCGGGTGCTTGCCAAATTTCCATCACTTGGCAGATACAGCGACCAGCGCTCCGTATTCGAGTTCTTCAACGGCAGCGTGCTTTATATGTGTTACTGCGACACCGACGATGACGTGTTCAATTATCTTTCAGAAGAGATGCATGCGTGCCTGCTGGACGAGGCGACACAGTTCACTAATCATCAGATCGGGTATCTCAAGACACGGCTGAGGCTCGGAGGGTGGGAGCCGACTGTTGATGGCGATAAGCTACCGCGCTTCGTGCTGGCCACCAATCCTGGTGGTCCGGGGCATGATTACGTCAAGTCTCTTCGCGACCAGGCGCCGGCCGAAACGGTGTTTCACGACCGCGAAATGCGCGACACACGGAATCCAGCAGACAAGGGCTGGACCACCGTATTCATCCCGGCGCGGATGGACGACAACAAATATCTTGATATCGATTATGGCTCGGCATTCGGCATGCTGCCGCCAGAGACGCAACGGGCGTACCGTGATGGCGACTGGGACGTCATCGCTGGTGCGGCGCTGCACAATCTGCGGCGTGATACGCACATGCTCGGTATCTTCAAGCCGCCGGCGCATTGGCTACGGTTCATGTCAATGGACTGGGGAATGGCCAAGCCGTTCGCCATCGGCTGGTATGCCGTCTGTGACAACGACCATTGGATCAAGTTCAAGCACAGCGAGGGCGGGCCCAAGTTCATTCCGCGCGGCGCCGTGGTCATGTACCGCGAACTCTACGGATATGGCGGCAAGGGCAATGTCGGCTGCTATTGGCCGCCTGGCCGAGTCGCCACCGAAATCTTGAAGCTCGAGAAGGCAGTGGGCGAGAAGATGGCTTACCGGGTGGCCGACACCGAGATATGGGCGCAGCACGGCGGGCCGTGCGTGGCAGAGATGTTCACCAATGAGGGAATCTATTTCACCAAAGCAAGGAAGGACAGGATTCGCAATTACAATGAGATGCTTACTAGGCTAGCGGGCGAGGGAGATTATACGCCAGAAGGCACTATGACCAACAGGCCGATGTTTTTCATCACCAAGAACTGTGCTCACTGGTGGCGCACATGCCCGACGCTGATGATCGATCCGCTCGAGCCGGAGAAGGGTCCGGAAACCAAAAACACCGAGGATCACCATTACGACCAGACCGCATATGCCCTGCGGTCACGGCCATGGGTGCAGGACGAGGTTGACGCGGCGGAAGAGGATGACGAGCCGCAGCCGCTCAGGGGCTACGTTGCGCCGTATCAAGCCGTAGCTTAGGCCGCAAATCTTTCTGCTGACATATCGGCGGAATCGTCTCATATTCATAGGCATGCTTGAGCGTGCCCTCCCGTGGGAAGAGATTTTCGCCACTGGGCTGGAATTCATTCGCACTGTCGAGGGCGGTCTATCGGACCGCCTGCCATCCGATGATCCGGGCGGGCTGACCAATCTCGGCATCACCCAAGGCACCTTGTCGACATACCGCAAGAGGTTTCCAGACGATCTCGACATGCCTTCTTCGGTGCGCACGCTGCAGAGTGGTCAGGCCGATCGCATCTATCGTAGGCTCTACTGGGAACCGTGCCGATGCACCGAGCTGCCTCCCGCTGTGGCGTTGATCGTATTCAATGCGGCCGTGCAGTCGGGACAGACCAGGGCTGCGCGATGGCTGCAAGACGCGCTGAACGTCGCCGAAGACGGCATCATCGGACCTGAGACGATCGCTGCAGCGCAAGCGGCAGACCAGGCGCAGCTAATCGAGGAAATGCTTACCAATCAGCTGATGTTCGAGGATCATCTCAACAACTGGAACGCCAATCGCCGAGGCTGGACGAGACGACTGTTCCGGATATGCTGGCTGGCAGCTTGTCATGCGACATGATCATCAGCAGGCTATTCGATGACTGGCGCCGATATGGCATTTACAATTGCGAATACGAACGGCCGATCGCCTTTCGCACTGTCGACGGCTGGCAGCTTTATAAGCCCGCCGTCTACAAGTGGGTATGGGACCGTGGGCCATTCGGCATCATGCACCCCTCCGGCTATCGCTGGGAGGCTAGTGTGCCAGCGATAGCACGTGGCATTGCTGATCCAGAGATGCTGTGGGAAGCTTCGCTTCCGCATGACATCGGCTATGAGACGCAGGGCGGGCTGCGGCCGTTCCGGGTGTGGCATGATGATGGAACATTCTCCGAGCAGCAGCTGGTCAACTGGTATACCAGCAGGCCTCTCTCGGAAAACCCGGTGAGTAAGAGCCGCTGGGATGCTGTGCTGTTCGCCTTTGCGCTTGCCTCCGGAGTGCATCCAGGCATGGCCGAAGAAACCTATGTCGCGGTGACCATTGGCGGCGGTCCGGCGTGGGCAAGCGAGGAACCAGAGGCATGACGGGTTCTGAAACAGTCGGGTTCCTGTTCGACATTTCACCGGCGCTGAGCAATCTATTGATCACCGTCGCCACCGGATTCTTTGGCGTGGTGATGGCGTGGATCGCCTACAAGACCAGCACCATGGACAAGACGCTCAAGGAGCAGGCGACGCATATGCAGAAAGTTGTCGAGACGACTAATGGTATGAACGAAGCGCGACTTGCTGCTGAGAAGACCGCCGCGTTGGCTGTCGGGATGCTCGAAGGCCGCCAGCAAGTCCGCAAGGAGCTGAGCGGTGAATCGCCCAGTCCGGACAAGACCGGCAAGCCATGATCGTTATCAGGGCGCTGCAGATCGTGGCATTGCTCGCGGCAGTCGATCTGTCCACAGGCTGCGCCAATACTGAGTACGGCGGACTGAATTACGCCACTGTGATTGCGCCAAACGGAGAAACGTGGAAGGTGATCAGCGGCAAGGATCAAACCGACACCAAGCTGGACATCGTTCGTGGCGATACGACTGTGCATTACAGCTCGAGCAAAGAAGACGCCACCACGGCGTTGACTGCTGCGCTCAAAGCTCAAACCGACCTGATCTCGCAACTGGCTGGATTGGTTTCTGGTCTGGTGCCTAAACCGTGATTTGCCGCGCTCCGCTCGCAATGACGTTTTGGAGGCCAAGAAAATGACGGTCACTGCAATTCTCAACACCCCCGCGAGTCTCGATCTTCCGATTGCCACGCCTTCCGCCGATGGGCTCATGTCGGCTGCTGACAAGTACAAAGTGGACAACATCGCCACCGGCACCGCTGGTGTGGCGAGCTTCAACAGCCGCACCGGTGCGGTCACGTCGGCTCCCGGAGATTATAACGCTAGTCAAATTACCGAGACGAGCAGCGCCAAAATCCTGACTTCTGCCGAGCGCGCCCGCATTCTCAGAGCGAATACCGTTACCCGTTTCACCGGTTCGCAAATCATCGGCCTTGCCGAGATGTTCGCCGATTATGCCGGCACATCATCGGCAACCGCGACACTCACCACTGATATGACGGCTACCGTCATCACGATCGCCAATCGCGGCTCTTCTGTCTTGACCATTACGGCTGGCTCTGGACAGATCATCAATGGTGGCAATATTGCTCTTCCTGCTGGCACGGCGAGCAGCCCGTCCAGCGTCTGTCTGACTCGCGATCCATCAAATGGCTCTTGGTGGAAGCGCTAACATCTCAAAGGACTACTGTACATGACGATCTCTGCGACGTGGAGCACCACAGGCGATCTGACGATTGCCAATGCCACGACCGTAACCGCCGGCCTGATGTCGGCGAACGACAAGATCAAGCTCGATGGGGTCGAGGTATCCGCAACCGGCGATATGACCGGTTCGGAGATCGTCAGCTCGATCAACACGGCACTCGGGGGGACCGTCTGGCAAATCGGTGTCAGCGGTGGCTACTCTACGCCAGCCGAAGTGGTCGTCGCGCTGGACACGTGGTTCACCGATCAGACACCGCAGGATTTGACCTGGCGTGATCAGCACGTCGATACGGTATTCGGTCGCTCCGGACCGGCGGTCATCGCGGTATCAGGCGACTACGCGATCCCGCAGATCACCGATCTGGTGTCGGCGCTCGGAGCGAAATCACCGACCAGCCACGCGCATACCATCTCGGATACGACCGATCTCACGACGCAGCTGTCGGCGCTCAAGCTGATCGTCAAGTCATCGGCTGCCGTGGTTGTCTCTGGCGCGCCGGTGCTCGACTTCTACGGCGCTGCGGTGTCCGCTGGTAACGGTGGTGCGGTCATCGCCATCACTGGCCAAGTCGCCAGCGTTTTCACGCGTACGGGCGCCGTAGCGGCTGTATCGGGCGATTACGATCTGTCCAAGATCGCCGAGACTGGAACCTACAAGCTCTACACCGCGACAGATCAGTCTCTTGTTGCTCAGGCGACGGCGGCACTCGTCTCGGCTGCCTTGGTCAAGCGCGACAGCAGCGGTCGTTTTCAGGCGCAATCACCGCTGGTGACCGGAGATGTGGCGACCAAGGGTTATGTCGATACGCTCGTACCGGCCACCGGCAATGCCACAACCACAATACCATTCACTGTGGGCTCCACGCAGGTGGTCGACATGTCGGCGGCCAACTCGGAGTTCCCCAATCAACGCCGTGTTTTCTTTGATGCGACCAATGTCACGGATTTCTATCTCGCCGGTAGATGCGATATCGCTGGAGTTGCCGGATCAAAGTATTTCTTGCAATACAGCGTTGATGGAACTGCTGTTGGTGGAACGACGTGGACGCCCGTATCAGGCGCAGAGTTCTCTCTGACATCTACCGGCCATCAAGCCAGTTCCATCGTCACTTGGCCGTCTGCAGCGAGAACCAATCACACATGGGTAAGGCTGATGAGCGTCGGCGGTAATGCTACCGCTGATCCTTCAGTCGTCATGTTGACTGGTAATTTCATCTACAAGACTGGCGGCGGTGGAGGTGGTGGCGCGGTCTCGAGCGTGTTCGGCCGGACCGGTGCGGTCGTTGCTGTCAGTGGCGATTACATCGCCAACCAAATCACAGTGACGCCGGTAGGCAACCTGGCGTCGACGCATGTGCAAGCCGCATTGCAGGAACATCAGGGTGATATCGATGCGCTGACCGCGGGGACTGTTCCCGACAACAGCATCACCAACGCTAAGCTGGCAGATGTGGCGACAGCCACCATCAAGGGTCGCATCACCGCTGCGACCGGCGATCCGGAAGACCTGACAGCAGCTCAGACGCGCACGCTGCTGAGCATTGTCGATGGTGTATCGAGCGTCTATGGCCGTACCGGCGCGGTTGTTGCCGTCAGCGGCGATTACGTAGCATCCAAGGTCAATGAGGATGCAACGCGCGTCATTATGTCGGCGACCGAACGCACACGGCTCGCAGGCATGGAAGATGGCGCGACGAAGTGGCTTCCATCGATGCCGGCGATCATCGTCAACACCACCATGACGACAGAATTTGCCGAGATCACCGGATCGTCGGTAACGCAGGTGACGCTTCCGGCCCCACCGATCAACCTGGCTCGTATCTCGAATTACGGTACGACCACGGTTACGATCGTCGGCGGCTCTCGCACCATCACCGGTGGCAACATGACGCTTGCGCCAGGCACGGATACTGTTCCAAGCACCATCTGCTTTTCGATTCGAGCATCGAACGGGAGCTGGCGGAAGGTCTAAGTAAGAGGAATCCCAGCAATGAGTTGCTGTTTTTCGAGCACCGAAGCAGTTCCGATCACTGCTGGGGTTTTCACGGCTAATGGTCCGTTCAACGCGGTTATTACGGCCAATCCCGTGTTGGATTCAAATTCCGCAAATATTTCGACCAATCAGGCTGGTCGCACTCACGTAATGGATATTTATGACTACGGCGTTCCTATCTATGACGCCGATGCTGGCATGACAAAGTACGTTGTGAACGTAATCAATGCCCCGGACTGGGGGCCCAATGCGTTCTCTACGTATCCATGTCCACTTACATCGAGCATGGCGCCGTCGCCTGGTAGTGATGGCGCCATGTGTGTCGTGGACTGGACAACGCGTAGATCGTACGAGTTCTGGCAATATGCGTGGAATAGCGGATCGCCAAGCTGTTCCTGGGGAGCGGTATTCAGCTTGGACAGTGATGGCGTCACGCCGCTTGTAGCGGGCGCAATCGGGCCAATTGGCGCCGGCTTTTCGCGACTTGCCGGCATTGTGCGCATGTCGGAACTCACCAGTGCACTTATCCCGCATCCCTTGGTGTTCTCTAGCGGCATGTCTGGAAGCGGCTGGATATATCCGGGCGTTAAGAGTGACGGCGGTGCAACTGGCAATGTCTTTAAAGAGGGTCATAGGATTCAGCTGAATCCAGCTGCCAATATCGACAGTCTCACTGGCGTTACACGTACGATCGCTCAGGCGTTGAAAACCTACGGCGCGTATTGCATGGATGTTGGTGGCTCCGGCCTCAATTTCATATTCGAGACTCCACACCCCGGCGGTCCCGATCCATACCCAGGATTGGGTGTTGGCGGTGATTACTTTGGGCTATCAGCAATACCGTGGAGCAGCATACGCGTCTTGAATACGTGGAATGGAGTCTAATGGTTTGCTGTTTCTCGAGCACGGAGACTCCAATCGTTTCGAGAGATGCGTCTCTGTGGCCATTTTCATCGACTTCGGCATTCAACACGCCGATCGGCAGTGACGCAGTATTTGTCGACCACCCGCTGCTGAGAAGCGTCACATGGGTTTTCAACGGTCCGGGACCAGCGTGGAGCGTGCCTATTGCGCTTTACGATATAGCGAATCCTCTCGTCAACATTTCACAATCGAATCAATGCAATGAAGGAAGCTCATTCACGGCGCTGAATCTGCGCATCCCGAGCGGTATGACGGGAGCTGATCCGCAGATATGTTATCGAGATGGCATGTTGTGCGTACTCAGCGATGATGGATATGCATACGGGTTTAATCAATTCAGACGAACGAGCGACACAACTGGATTAGCTGCGTATCATCAGCGGTACAACTTCGACCACCTGATAACAGGTGATGGATACAACCCGACTGCCGGTTTGTGGACAAAGGGTCATTGGATAGCTGGTGTAAGTCTCATTGCTGGCGTAATTCGCAAATGGGAGGTCGATGCAATCGCAGCGGATTCTCTTCCGTACATGCGTCATGCGCTACAAATTGCACTTCCGGATGTGATTTTGCGAGCCGCTGGCGGAGGTGGGCAATCTACCACATACCGGTGGCCGGCAACATTCTCAGATGGTGGATGGGCAAACTACAGCGGAACCGTCTGGATTGGCTCTTTGCTCGCCATTCCGCCGACATTCAATATCGATGCTCAGCTTTGGAATGAGCCAGCAAAGGTTCTTGCCAGAACGTTGCAAAAGTTCGGTGGTTATCCAGTGGCAAGAGCCGGTACGGCCAACATCATGGTGGAGACTGGGGCGCTGCAAGCGCCCATCACTCAAATGAATCAGCATTTATACGCCATTCGCAACGAGCTCAGGCTTGTTGACAACAACACGCCGACTACGGTCGGCGGTGGTGGCAATTATCCATCAGAGCTGTGGCCTCTACCTCCGCCAGTTCTTCCATGACATGTTGTTTTCAGAGTGTCGTCGCGCTGCACGAAATCGTTGCCGCAAGCCCGGCATTGGCCGATGTGCAGGCAGCGGTCGATGCTGCCGTGAATGGCGACATTGTGCGTGTTCCTGCTGGCGCGGCCACTTGGAATGACTCTCTGAACATCATCAACAAGACGATCTTCCTCACCGGAGCCGGCTCTGGCGTGTCGGGAACAGTCATCAATTATGGCGGACATTCGCTTATTATGATCGATGCCGGCACACAGATAGGTCACATGTCCGTATCTGGTTTCCGCTTCGTCGGTGGAGATGCGAACAATTGGAGCGGAACCGCGATCAACTTTTCAGGTGCGATAGGCTGGAAGAATTTTCGTATTCATCACAACGTGTTCGACAACAATTTGCAGTATTCCCTCCGTGGCAGCGCTGCGACGTGCGGATTGATCGACAACAACATATTTCAGGGTTCAGCTCATGGAATAGAGCTGTCTGGAAATGGCAATATTGATTGGACCACAGCGCTAGTTCTCGGAACAGACGGATTCTTCTTCATAGAAGGAAACACGTTCAATTGGGATGACTGGTATGGCAGCACCGGTGCCATCACAGTGGACTTTTACAACGGTGGGCGCGTTGTTTTTCGTAACAATACATGTCGGAATGCGCTGTTCGAGACGCACGATCGCGCGCGCGATGGATTTCCTAGCGCCAATGCCTGGGAAATCTACAACAACACATTCACGTGCGATTCAAACCACTGGAAAGGTTTAGACATTACGGCTGGAACTGGAGTTATTTGGGGCAATACGTTCACCGGCGATTGGTCTGTGCCGATCGGCGCTATGGATTACAAGACGTTCGACTCTCGCAGCATTCCGCCGTGCGATGGCAACGACGCGGACGACCAGAATGTGCCCGGGGAGACGGGATGGCGTTGCCAGTATCAGATCGGCTCGCAGAATTGGGGAGCCAATGCCGTAGGATATCCGGCATATATTTGGAGCAACACCAAGAACGGCGTGGCGGAGGGCATGTATTGCACTTCCGGCGCAATTCACGTTGTTGATGGGCGAGACTTTATCAACAACGGCACGACGTCCAAGTCGGGCTATACACCATTCATGTATCCGCATCCCCTGCAGTTGCTGTGATGTGCTGTTTTTCCAGTACACCTCAACCGGCCTCACCTATTGCGATTCCACGCTGGGGTGTGGCAATGCTGCCGGGCTCTGCCGAGCAGTACTCGGACGTGACGGGAATGGGTGTGCATATGGTGCGACGTGGGCTGCGGTGGACTGCTGCCGAGCCCAATGCGCCAGTTGCCGGTGTCCGGACATATACATGGGTCGCACATGATGCGGCGGTCGCCAGGGCCAATGCAGCTGGCGTCAAGCTGCTTGGCGTGCTCGCGAACGGTCCCCAGTGGGCGTGCCCGGGCCCGGCTAATTCCGGACCGACGAACGTTCAAGATTATCTGGATTACGTAAACGCCATTTCCGCACGCTATGCCGGCCGCGTCGATGGCTACGAGATTTGGAACGAGCCACAAGGCAACGGGCTGAGCACTTTGTTGTACAAAACCATGTTGATAGGCGCATATCTGATCATTAAGGCAAACGATCCTGCCGCGATGGTTGTAGGCATCGTGGCAAACGGTACGTTCGTGGACGCCAATTCAGCGACGCGCAATGCATGGTACAACACTGTTTTATCAGATGCTCAGGTGCGCGCAAGCATGGACGCGGCAAGTGTTCACACTTACACGCGGCCGTATCCCCCTGAGATCGGTGCTGCGACCGGTCCGCTCGATGTGCGGCTCGCCAACAGCAATGCGTTGTTGGCCAGCAAAGGCTTCAGCAATCCCGTCTTCGTCACAGAGGGCAATTGGCCATCTGCCGGCACAACGCCTGGTGTCGTCAGCGAGGCCGACCAAGCGCGTTTTATTGTTCGCATGGCGATCATCAATGGCTTGTTCTGCGCGCGCTTCTATCCGTTTCACATGTATGGGTATGTGAGCGCGGACGAGGCCGGCGGCATGGGGTTCATCCGTCCGGATGGGACTCACAAGCCGTCATATACCGCATGGCGGACGATGGCCGGTGTTCTTGATGACACCGTGATAAACATATCTGCCGTCAGCACCGGCAACACGCGCTGTTATCGTTTTAACCGCAGCAATGGCACTTACGGTTTCGCGGCATGGTGTGTCACGGGAACGGCAGACCTACAACTCACTGGGCTACCGTTATCGATACGCCAGACGACGTTGCTCGGCGTCGAGTCCATCCTAGCCACCACTGATGGCGCGCTCACTGTCGCACTCACCGGCGATCCTGTTTACATCGATACTCAATGACCTGCTGCTTGGCATCGGTCCCAATCCTGACCGGTCATCAATATTGGGTTTCGCCATCTGGATCGGATTCCAATCCTGGTAATCAGTATCAGCCATTCGCCACCATTTCGCAGGCAGCCGGCGTCGTTGTGCCTGGTGATACGGTACACGTTGCTCCTGGCAACTACGCTGGTGGATTCATCACGACGAGAAACGGCACCCCTAATGCTCGCATTCGCTTCGTGTCGAATGTCAAATGGGCAGCCAAGATCAACTCGAATCCTTCGGGACATTGGGCAGCATGGGAAAGCAGGGGAGATTACGTCGACATAGACGGCTTCGAAATATCTGGAATTGGCCTTGTTTGGAGGATTGGGCTATACCTCACGGGATCATACGATGTGGCAAAGAACAATTATGTACACAACATTATGAATGGCGCATGTGATTCATCTGGTGGCGCTGGTATAGAGAATGATCATTTTTATGGTGGTGTAAACATTGATATCATCAACAATATCGTTGATCACATAGGCCCGGTTAACGGTTGCAATACAATACAGGGAATATATGTTGCGACAAGTGGCAAGATTCACAACAATCTAGTTCATGGAATTGCCGGATGGGGAATTACGACATGGCATGATGCAACCGATTCAGAGATTTTCAACAACACAATATTCAACTGCGTATCTGGTGGAATAAGCATCGGCACCGGTGGTTACTACACTCTGGATTCAACGCTGATAGGCAGATTCCATGTTGCCAACAACATCACATACGGCAACGCCGGATATGGCATAAATGATTTTGGCGACATTGGGAACGACAGTTATGCGGTAAACAATATGTCGTTTGCTAATGGCACGAACTGGTCTATAAACCAAGTGTACTCATACAGCAATTTTACCGCAAATCCTCTATTCGTGAATTACATTGCCACCGGTGGTGGTGACTATCATGTCCAGGCAGCATCTCCGGCTGTCGATGCTGGTGTACTGTTTGGTGCGCCGGCGATCGATCTGGATGGCATCGTCAGGCCGCAAGGTGCCGGTGTCGACATCGGCGCGTACGAGCGCTGATTATGACTTCCATCCGAGACGCCTGGCGATCTCTTTGTATACAGCATCGAGCTCGGCATAGGGAGACTCTGGCGGAAACTCGTAGTGTTCGCACTCGGGGAAAGGCTGCCGGTCTCTCCCGGCTGTCACACCACTCGCGCCCGCATGGTCTGCCAGGACGGCTGGGCGCGGCGCCCAAGGTGTCGGGGGTGGCGTAGCAGCAAGCGTAGCAGCGTCTCCCGCAACCCCTTCGGAATGCCCGGATTCGAACCGGGGACCCCTGCCTCCCGAAGGCCTCTCTCCGGCACGGTTCTCGGCGCGTTCAGTCATTGTTCGGTTCCTGTTGCTGCACTGGTGGGGTATTTGCGGCGCTGCCGGCGCTCACTGACGCTTCGCTGCGTGGAAGCTGCGTAGCGGCACATTACGATCTGTCTGTCCACA